GCGGTGCTGCTGCGGGTGTTGAGAGGCCGGGTGTTCTGGACGGTGATGGACACGGACTATTTGACGCCGATTTATGACCCGATGGAGCCTGACACGCTTTTGCGGGTGCGGGAGAAGTACAAGGCAAAGGGCCGGGAGTTGGCGTCGGCGGGGTATGCTGTTGCGCCGGACGACATGGGGGTGGATTTTTGGTTTCAGCGGGTTTGGGATGCTGATTCCGAGACTTGGTACACGCCGTGGCGGGTTGCGGAGACGGATACGGTGCCGCGGGTGGATGCGGAGCGCACGGTGGTTCATGCGCTGGGTTTTTGCCCGATGGTTTGGGTGCGAAATCTGCCTGGTGGGGACGGTTTTGACGGGGCTTGCACGTTTCGCAGCGCGATTGAGACGCAGATTACGATTGAATACCAACTTTCGCAGGCTGACCGGGGGCTAAAATATAGTTCGGACCCGACGTTGTTGTTGAAAACCGATGGGTTGACGGGCGGCGAGGTGCAGAAGGGCGGCGATAATGCCTTGGTGGTGCCGGAGAGCGGCGATGCGCGGCTTTTAGAGATTTCGGGCAACGCGGCGAATGCGGTGGTGGAGTTCTGCAAGTCTCTGCGGCAAATGGCGCTGGAAAGCATCGGCGGGAGCCGGGCCGAGGCGGACAAGGTGACGGCGCCGCAGAGCGGGCGGGCGCAGGAATTGATGTATCAGCCGTTGATCTGGCTGGCCGACAAGCTGCGGGGCAGTTATGGCCAGGCGGGGTTGCTGGAAATGATGCGGATGGTGGCGCGGGCCAGCGCTGTTTATCCGTTGCGGACGCGCGATGAGGATATTGGGCGGATTCCGGCGGGCGCGCTGAGCTTGGTGTGGCGGGACTGGTTCCCCAGCACGCCGGCGGACAAACAGGTGATTGCGCAAGCGTTGCAGGTGTTGGGGATGGCGGGGATTTTGTCCCGCGAGACCTCTACCAGCATTGTGGCGCCGATTTTTGATATTGAGGACCCGGTTGCCGAGGCTGCTTTGGTGCAGGCGAACCGGGCGGCGGACGACGCCAGGGTGCTTGCGCAGGCTGCGCAAACCCAGGCCAAGGAGACCCTGGAAGGGTAAAAACGGCGGCGGGATGCCGATGAGTCCCGTAAAATGACGACAGGAGGGCCGGATGGCCGATGAAGTGACTGTGGAAAGCCTGAGCGCTGCTCTGGCGACGGAAAAGGCTGCGCTGGCGGAATTGCAGGGCAAGCACGGGGCGACCTCCAAAGAGGCGAAACAGCACCGGCTTGAGGCCGAGCGGTTGAAGCAGGAGTTGGAAACGGCGACCGCGGCGCTGACGGCGAAGGAGAAAGAAGCCTCGGATAAGATCGTGGCGGCCGAGGCGGCGCGCACCGAGGCGATGACCAAGGCGCAGGCGAAGGCGCTGCGGGCGGAGATTAAAGCGGCGGCGGCGGCGGCGGGTGCGCGGGATGCCGCTGATGTGATGGCGCTGGTGCCGGCGGACAAGATCACGCTGGATGCCGAGGGCGAGCCGACGAACCTGCCGGCGCTGATCGAAGAATTGAAAAAGGCCAAGCCGTATTTGTTCGGCGCGGCGGCGAGCGGGAGCACGCAAAACCCGCCGAACCCGAACCCAAGCGGGACGCGGGTGAACGAAATGGATGAGGCGGCGGCCCGCGCGGCGTACAAGGCGGCGGGTCTGGATTACGGCGCGATCCGCCGAGGATAACCGTTCGGGCCGGATGCCCGTTTTTAAGACGGTAACGCTGTGAAGCGTCACGTCCTTTCAAAGGAAGTACCAAATGGGCATTCAAAATTTTCCCGCCGTGCTGCAACCGATCATCCAGCAGGGTTTTCTGGAACGCGAGTTCGAGCAGGCGTTGCGCTCCAAGCTCGCCTACCGCTCGATTGCGGAACGGGTAACGCTGAAAATCGGGATTGGTGAAACCATTACCAAAACCCGCGCCAGCTTGAAGGGGTCGATCACAACCCCGCTGGCCGCCAGCAGCAACACAAACCTGGATAACGGGTTGAGCTCCACCAACTGGTCCACCGAGCAGTACACCGTTGGCATCAATATGTATGCCGCGACTCAGGACCTGAACACGGTGACCTCGCGCGTGGGGATTGCCAGCCAGTTTGTGCAGAATGCCTACACGAATGGCGAGCAGGCGGCGCGCAGCGTGGAAGAACTGGCGCGCAATGCGCTGTTCAGCCCGTATATGGGCGGCAACACCCGGCTGAACGCAACGCTCGGCTCCGCAAATGCCACCATTTCCGTGGATGACATTCGCGGTTTCCAGTACGCGCCGTACCTCTCCGGCTTCACCTCGGCGGCGCAAGCCCTCACCGCCGGCGCGCCCAGCCCGACGATGCTGGCCGTTTCCAGCAGCAACACGGTTTCTGTTCTGGTGAACGGGACGGCCTATACTCTGCAAGGGGCAACGCCGGATGCCACCAACGTTTCGACGGCGCCGAATGGCATTTCTGGCACGCTGACCTTTACCACGACCGTGAGCACGACAAACGGCACCACCGGCAACTCCGTTATTGCCGCGAATGCGCCGGCGATTTTGCGGCCGAATGGCCGGGCGACGACGGGCCTGATTAACTCCAGCGACACGCTGACGATGGGCAATCTGCTGGACGCGGTGGCGCTGCTGCGGCGCAACGCGGTGCCGACGATCGACGGGCTGTATAACTGCATGCTGGACCCGGTTTCGGCCAGGCAGTTGTTCGCGGACCCGGACTTCAAGCAGCTATTCCAGGGCGTGGGCGGTGGCAATGCCGTGTTCAAAAGCGGCATGGCCAGCGACTTCCTGGGCCTGCGCCTGCTGACGACCACGGAAGCGCAGACGCAGGTGAGTCCGCTGGTTTCCACCGCCATGATCCGCCGGCCGATTGTGTGCGGCGCCGGCGCGCTCATCGAGGGCGATTTTGAGGGGCTGGCGGCGGAGGATGTTGCGCCAAAAGACGCCCTCATCAGCGTGATGGACCCGGCGATTGCGATGGTCACGCGCGAACCGCTTGACCGCTTGCAGCAGATCATCGCGCAGTCCTGGTACGCGATTGTGGGCTTCACCGCCCCGACCGATGTGACCACCACCAGCGTGACCGTGCCGACCGCCAGCAACGCGAATTACAAGCGCGCGGTCATCATTGAGCACATCGGTTAACGGTGGTTCAGGTGGCATCAACCACGGGAATGCAAACGGCCGCCAAAGCCGGGGCGAACGCCGCTCCGGCTTTGGTGGGCAGCACGCAGCACACGTTTGTGTGTATGCGGACCTTCCCGTTTTATTGGAACTTAAGCCACCTGACCTATCAGGCTGGCACGCGCTACGTGGTGGATGCGGCTCTCAAGGTCGCCATTCAAGCATCGGGCGCGGATGTGGTTTGGGATAACTGATCATGAGCGGATTTGTCACCCCAAGCCCGAGCACGGAGCCGGCGGACCAGCCGAATACCACCGAGATCATCACAGGCGGCGATACCAGCGAAGGCAACGCGGCGGCGGAAAAGCTGCTGCTGCCGAGCGGGGCTTCGCCGTTCTACGTGTTTTCAATGCCCTATCAGTGCGTGTTCAACGGCCAGGTTTTGGCATTCCGGCCGATGGTTGGATACGAACTTGACGCCGCGCTGCTGGCTTTCCTCAACGCGCTCAGTGCGCCCATAACGGCGGTGTAAAATGGCAACAGGATCAATAGCGCCGTTCAATCCGCTCAACAGCACGGTTTTGGCGGCCACAAGCAGCTTTCAGGCCGTCAACATTCCAACCGGGGATTCAGTTCTGTTTTACAACAGTTCTGCGGCGGTGTGTCAGGTGTCTTTCGTGGGCGGATCGACCATTTATATTCCGCCGGGCGGGCGGATGATGGTGGCCGGAACGCAGTTTGTTCAGCAAGCCTTGATCGACTTGGCTTCGGGAACCGGCAACGTTTACATCATGGCGGGCAACGGGACGGCTTATTAAGCCATGTCCGGATCGTTGATCGCCTCGCCTTGGAGCACGTACTCCACGGCGCCGCTGCAAGATGCGGAGAAAGCGCTCGTGCGCGGTTTTTGCGGCTATCCGATTTATGGCGGCCAGGGTTCGGTTGGCTTTGTCGGCTGGCGGTTCTTTCAAGCCTATGGGTTGCTGGAATACCGAATGAACAACCTCTCGGCCTATGAAGCGCAAGAGGTGCGCGGCCGGGTGACGGAAATTATGGTGCTGGATGCCGCCGTGCCGGGGGCGGGCAGCAACCTGGACACCGACGCGGCCAGCGTGTGGACGCACAACAAGCAGGAAGTGCGCGACCGGCAGCAGTTGTTGGAGCTACGGTGCAAGCGGCTTTGCCAAGCGGTTGGCGTGCCGCCGGGGCCGGAATTTGGGTGCGGTAACGGCGTGCGGCTGGTGGTGTAGTGGTTTCCGCCGCGACGATTCAGGCCAAGATCAACTATGGTCTGAGCAAGGTTGGCGAGAAAACCGGGTCTGCTTATGCGTGGTATCGGCCTGGCACTGTCGCGGGCGCGGTGGTGCAGGCGGGCAATCTGCTGGGCAGCATCAATGCCCTGGTGACGCCGACGCCCGCTTTGGTTCCGGGGCCGGTGGCGGCGGGCAAGCCGGATGTGTATGGCGGGTTTGACCCGACGCTGTTTGAAACCGGAGATTATCTGGTCGGCCAGGGGTTTACATATTTCATCGGGTCCTATTTGCCGCTGGCCGGGGTTTCGCATCTTTTTACGTGCAACGAGGTTTTGACGATCACGCGCGGAACGCCGGCGGCAACCGGGCCGGGCAACAGATCGGGGGCGGGGGCGGGCAACACGGTGCTGGCCACGGGCTTTCCCGGCTGGATCAAATCCGGGGACAGGCGGCAACCTTCATTCCTGCATCTGCCTGGCGAAGTGCAGATGGGGACGGTGAACATCCTGTTGCCGACGAGTTTGGGTTTTCAGTTGGAGCGGGATGATCGGATTTTGACCAATGACGAGACGCCGCAAAAATACCAGGTCCAGAGCGCGGACCTGTCGCCGAATGGCTGGGCGATCATTGCGGTGAATGTGGGCGCGGCTGTGGCCAGCGACTTTACGGCGTCGTGAGCACATGGCCACGCTGGATGATATGCTGGCGGGCCTCACCACCGCCGCCGCGGGGGTATTGTTTCCGGGGCAGGCGTTTCAGTTCGGGGCGACCGCCGATGTTGTCGCGCCGTGGCAAGGGCAAACGGGGGCGGCCGCGCTGACGCTTCCGGCCAAGCTGGCGATTGGGGCGCCGACCGTGGCGGAGGAAAACGCGCTGCTGGCGGCCTCGACCGCCGGGGTGTTCCTGATGTGTGTGCCGGGGATGAACCGGAATACCACGCGGTTTGCCCCGTATTACTCGACGGTTTCGGTCAACACGCCGACGCTTCTGGTGGCGATGACCACCGGGACGGTGACGTTCGGCGGTGCCTGCGCGGCGAACCAAGTGGTGGGCATCATCGCCAACAACGTTTGTTATGCGTACCGGACCACGGCGATGGATACGCCCGCGACGGTGGCGGCGGCGTTTGCGGCGCAGATCAACGGCGCGCTGGCCGCCGGGGCTGTGCTGACGGCGGCCAATGTGACGGCGGCGAACGTGGTGTGCGACCAGCAGGGATTGCTGCACACCGGGACGCAGCAGCAGATGGTGCAGATCGCGGTGCTGGCGCCGAACATGGCCGGGACCACGGGGGCGCTGGCCCGCGCGGCGATTGTGCGGGCGCTGGGCGGGCTGAAAAGCCTGCAACGGGATGACGGGTCGCTGACCCGGTTTATCGGCCTGCCGGATGGCAGCAGCGCGGAAGTGCGGTTTCACCACGAGGAAAGCGACGATACGCCCCGCAACCAGAATATCTGGCGGCAATGGCTGTATTTTCTTTGCGAGTACGACGAGACGATTCCGGTGCTGCAACCGACGGTGTTGACCGTGAATGTGCTGATGCAGACCGGGGCCGATGCGCTGATGTGGATTGGCCCGGCGCCGAATGTGCAGAACGTACTGACGGACGGCCAGGGCAACATTTTGGGTGATGCCGCAGGCAACATGCTGGGGAGTTTTTCATGACGAATGCCGTCACGATCTCTGCCCCGGCGACGGGCGCGGTTGGGCAAGGCTTGGCGATCACCGGGACAGTGGTTCCGGCGACGGACACTGTGTCTGTCATTCTGAGCCAGCAGAACACGACCCTGCCGGCGGGGCCATACGAATTCGCCACCACAGCCAATGGCGGCACGTATGCCGGTGTGCTAGAACCCGTGGCCGCGGGGACGTGGTATGCTTGGGCATGGGACCAGGCGACCGGGCTTTCCGCCGTGTCTGGCGCGATCACGGTGCCGAATGCGGGTTTGCCGCTGGTGCCGTCCGTGCCGATCAATTTGAGCGTTGTTGCGAGCCTGCTGGGTGGGACGGCGGCCGGCGAGACGCCGGATGAACTGGCGCAAGCCGCGGCGGTGGCCAGCACGGACACCGCGATTGTAGCGCAGAGCGGAAAAGTGCTGTTTCAGCAGCCGTTTAGCGCGATATGGACGTGGATAACCGGGCTTTTGCCGACATATCTCCGGCCGCAAGTGACGGTGACGGCGAATGTGAACATCACCAATTCCGCGCATAGCGGGCGCACGTTGGTGGTGACGGCTTCCGGGATCACTCTGACCGCGCTGATTCCATCGCTGGGCGCGGGGTTTACGTGCGACGTGATCAACGCTTCGGGCAGTCCGGTGACATTGGCGGGCATGACGACGACCACGGGCGGAACGTCCATCCCGGCCGGCGGCATCGCCCGGCTGTTTGGGGTCAGCGTGGCCGGGACTGTGACGTTATGGGCGGAGTTGGACGGTGCGAGCGGGTTTGCCGCGTTGCCGACGACGAAGCCCACGGCTTCCGGCGTGTTGTGGAACAATAATGGCGTGGTGAGCGTGACCTCATGAGCATCATCGGCAACAACACGTTTGACCTGATTGGCGATTCCCGAACCGCGTTGCAGAATGAAGGCGGCAACGGAACGTCGTCGTTTCAGCAGAACAGCTACAATTACTTTAACCAAGCCAACGCGCTGTTCGGGCAGCGGTTTCAGGTTGTCAACAGCTTGGGTGTGCCGGGCGACCGGACGGACCAGTATCTTGCCGCCGGGCTGGCGACGTGTGTGGCATCGACCGCGAAATACTGCGCCATTTTTGGCGTGGTCAATGATTTCATCCAGGGCTACACGGCGGCGCAGGCGTGGAGCGGCGGCTCGGGCTATAACAACTCGCCGGGCATTTCCGGCGCGTGCGCGCAGTTGATCGCGGCCGGCAAGACGCCGATTCTGTTCACCGAGCCGGGTCAGGACGGGATGACGGCGACCGCCATTCTGGCGATTTCGCAGTTCAACCAATACGCGCGTGAGTTGGCGGAGAAAGGCCAGATTATTCTGGTGGACGCCGCCGCGGTGTTTGTGGACCCGGTGGCGTCCACGTCATCGGTGCTGCATTTGAAAACCGGCTATACGTCGGACGGGCTGCATCCGTCGCAGCTTGGCGCGTATTATGCCGGTCAAGCGTTTGGACAGGCGATGTTGCCATTTGTCCCGGCGTTGCCGCAATTTCCGTATTGCGCGGCCGAGGATGCGTCCATCCAAACATTGCCGAACAACTTGTTCACCACCACGACGGGCGGGACAATCAGCGGCGCGGGGACGGTGACGGGCGCGATGCCTGCCGGCTGGTCGATCACGGTGCCGGCCGGCGCGTCGGTGACAGTTTCGACGGTAGCGCCATCGCCCTATGGCGACGGAAACGATCTGGAACTGGTGATCACCGCCAGCGCGGCGGCGGACGTGGTGTTGAATGTGAACGCCGCCGTGCCGGTGGCTGGGGACGTGTACCAGGCCGGGGCGGAATTTTATGTGGCGCAAGCCACCGGAACGTTCCTCGGCGCCGAGGCGACAATGGCGCTGGTTTACAATACCAGCAGCGTGATTACCGCGCAGGATTACAATAACGGGGCCGTACTGGCGACCAACGGGCCGCCGGGGCCTTATACCTATACCGTCAAGACGCCGAAGATCACGGTTCCGGCGGGATCGGCGCCGGTTTCGCTGAGCCTTGAGTTTGATTTGGTCTTTGCGGCGTCGGGGTCCGCCACGATTTATATCCGCCGGACCTGGTTGCGGAAGCGGTTCAGTTGACCGACATCGAAATCATCAATGGCGGCCGGGTGGTGTTGGCCGCGCCGGGGGTGCCGCTTTGGACCGAGGGTGTGACCAGCTCCGGCACGTCAAGCGGTTCCGGCAGTTCGTCAAGCAGCACGTCTTCCGGATCATCGACAAGCAGCGGCGGGTCGTCTGGCACGTCCACGCTGACCGATATCATGGTGATGGGCGGCGGCGGGCAGAGCAACGCGAATTATGCGGCGAGCGACGGCGCCTATGCCGCGCTGGCAACGATTGTGGGGTTTTACACCGGGGCGGCGAGCGCCGGGAGCAATTACGTTTATGCCGATGACGGGATCGGCCTGGACAATCTGACCACGCCGGATGGCAGCGGGAATTATACCGGCAGTTTCGTGAACAACGCGGACGCGGCGACGACGCTGGCGTTCTATAACAACACGCGGTTTGGGTATGCCAGCGCGGCGGCGGCGAACATTGTGACATTGGCGGCCGAGCGGGCAAGCGCGGGCGTGGGTGGTGCGGGCGCGGCCTATGCCTCGGTGGTGTCCGGGCTGGGGTCCGGCGTGCTGGCGAACACCAAAGTTCTGGTCATGTACTGGCTGGAAACGGACAGCCTGCAATTCACCGAGGTTTCGGCGCCGCTGTTCAAGGCCGATGTGATCCGGTGGATGCAGTTGGCGCGGGCAATGTACGGCGAGACGGCGGCGGAACTGCCATGCGTGTGGATAGCGCCGCCTTATGGGTTGTTTCCGAACTTGGTGACGGGTCCGCCGGCCTGCCGCGAGGCGCTGGCCGCGGTGATGCAAGACCCGGCGCAGAACATGCTTTGGTTGAGCCAGACGTATGACACGGTGAGCCGGAACGAGACGGTGACATCGACCGGGCTGGCGACGGGCGGCAACACCGATGGCGGCCACCGGGCGGCGTATGACAACGTGGCGCTGTTCCGGCGGGCGGGCGTGGCGGTGGCGCGCGCGATCCTGGCCGCGAATGGTGGAAGCCTGCCGGCTGGGCTTGGGACGGGATTGGGCCCGGCGATTACGGGTGTGACGATTGCCGGAAGCGTGCTGACGGTGACGGTGACGCACGACGCCGGCAATGACCTCGTAGTGCCGTTGCTGGCCAGCCAGGGCGTCGGGTTTTCGGTGATGGATGGTGGCAGCACCGCCGCGCCAGGGGCGATTATTCAGGCGACCGCTTGCGCGCGGATCGACGCCACGCATTTGCGGATCACGCTGGCGAGCGCGCCGACCAGCGGCGCGGGCAACCGCCGGCTGATGTACCCGTGGGCCGGAACGTGTTGGACAGCGCAGCCGGACGCGGAAATCGGGCGCGGCTGCGCGGTGACGGACAATTTCGCGAGCGTGGCGAAGCCGGCGGGGTATGACGCCAACGCCTCGTTGTTTCAGGCGACCGGAACCCCGCAATGGGCGCCGAACATGCCGTTGCAGATACCCATGACGATGACGGGCAGCGGATCGACCGCGAGCGCGTCCTACGGCTTGGTTTTTTAGGAGACATAAATGGCCGTTTTTCCGCCGACCCCGAAGACCAATTTCGGGACGGGACAGCTCGTGTCTCTGTCCGCGCTTTTGGCATCCGCCGCCGCCAGCCTGCCGGCGACCGTGGGCATCAATCAACCCAGCGGCAACCTGACCCAAGGCACCGCCGCCACGATCACCGGCACGGTTTCCACCCCCAACGCGGCGGTGCAAGTGGGGTTTTCCACTTCCGCCACCACGCCGCCGAGCAGTTTTACCGCCGCGACGGTAAGTAACAATACCTGGTCCGTAGCGCTGACCGAAGGGACCGCCGGGACCTATTATATTTGGGCGGAAATGACGGCGAATACCGCGGTGCAGGCGGTGAGCGCGCCCGTGACGGTGGGCGGGACGACGATCACCAGTCCGCCCAGCACCGGCACCGTCGGGACCGTCATCAACCTTGCGGGCAACATCGCACCCAGCGGCCAGGCGCTGGCGCTAGGCTTTTCGACCAGCAACACGACGGCGCCGACCAGCTTCATCGGCACCGCGACCGTTACGGGCACGACGTGGGCTGGCACCATCACCCCAACCACCGCCGGGACGTTCTATATCTGGGCCATTGGCACCGGCGGCGGCGTGGCAATCAGCGGGCCGGTGACGGTGAGCGCGGGCAGTTCCGCCATCACAATGTCGCTGATTTCCGGCTCGGGCAATGGCGGGTTGGTGGGCGACACATTCACCGTTGGCACGGGCGCGCAAGCCAACGCAAACTGGAACACCACCGCCTTGACGCACACGGAAGTGATTGCGCCAAACATCATGTTTTCTGGCACGGGGTCCGGCGCGATTTCATCCGCCACGTTCTGGTTCGATACCAGCGCCACGAACACCACCGTTCCGGGCAGCAACACGATTGTGAGCGCCTACAACTCCGGCGCGGGACTTTCGTTCAACGCCAGCAATGCAGGCGGCATTTACCCCGGCAACGGAACGCCCGGAACATATTACGGCAAGTATGCGATCTACAATTCATCCAGCGTTCTGTTGGGTGTTGTTGTCACGAACGCCATCACCGTTTCTTAAAGCCTTACGCCCCAAAGCCCTTTGGCAAGGCCGTTACAGCGTCGTGATGACGCCGTGTCCCATTTGAAGGAGCCACCCAAATGCCTATCGTGCAAAGCGGCGCTATCAACACCACCGCGCTCATCGTTCCCGATTTGTATGTTCAAATCGTCCCGCCGCAGACCATCAACTTGAATGGTGTGCCGACCGACGTGCTGGGCGTGGTCGGCACCGCGCCGTGGGGTCCTGTGAACACGCCCACCATCGTCGGCACCATGAGCGATTACGCGCAGGCGTTCGGCATGGTGATGAACCGCACGTTTGACATGGGCACCCATGTGGCGATTGCGGTGCAGCAGGGCGCCAGCAATTTCCGCTGCGTCCGGGTGACGGACGGCACGGACACCGCCGCCACCAAAGTGGTGCAGACGAATTGCATCACCTTCACCGCAAAATATACCGGCAGCGTGGGAAACGGCATTGTGCTGACGCTGACCACCGGGTCCGCGGCAAATACTTCGAAGCTGATTGTCGCGCTGGCGAACCAGACGCCCGAGATTTACGACAACATCGCCGGAACGGGCGCCACGCTTTGGACCAATATGGCGGCGGCGGTGAATGCCGGCAATTCGCCGCTGCGCGGACCTTCCCAGCTTGTGACGGCAACCGCCGGCGCTGGCACCACGGCGATGACGGCCGCGACCTATGGCATGACCGGCGGCACCGATGGCGTGGCCACGATCACCACCAGCGTGATGATCGGCGTGGACACCGCGCCGCGCACTGGCATGTATGCGCTTCGCACCCAGGGATGCAGCATTGCGGTTCTGGCCGACCTGTCGGATTCCGCGAGCTGGACCACGCAAGAATCTTTTGGCCTGTCCGAAGGCGTCTATATGATCATGACCGGACCTGCGGGCGACAACATCGCCAACGCCGTGACCACCAAAGCCACCGCGGGCGTGGATTCCTATGCCGCCAAGCTGATGTTCGGCGACTGGTTGTATTGGTTGGATTCCACCAACAATGGCGCGGTGCGGCTGGTTTCCCCGGCGGCGTTTGCGGCGGGGCGGCTGGCGAACCTGTCGCCGGAACAATCATCGCTGAACAAACCGCTTTACAGCATCATCAGCAGCCAGAAATCCGGTGCGCCCGGCTCGCCATCCATAGCGACATACGCGGATGCCGATTTGCAGACCCTGTTTCAGGCAGGCATTGATGTGATTTCCAACCCGCAGCCCGGCGGGACGTATTGGGGTGTGCGGTGTGGGCACAACACATCATCCAATGCCTCAATCAACGGCGATAACTATACGCGGATGACAAATTACATCGCGGCGACGTTGTATGCCGGGATGGGCATCTACGTTGGCAAACCGGTCACCGCTCAGCTTTATTTGGACATCACCGATACGCTGACGAATTTTCTGGCCGGGCTGGTGACGCAAGGGCTTCTGCCGGACGGAACGCCGTACACGGTGGTATGCGGACCGAGCAACAACCCGCAAAGCCGCACGAGCCTTGGTTACGTGCAGGCGGATGTGCAAATCCAATACCTGTCCATCAACGAAAAGTTCATCGTGAATGTGCAGGGTGGCACCACCGTAACGATCACCG